AGCGGCACCGATACCGGCATCTACAGCCCTGGCACTGATCAGGTCGCCATCAGCACGGGCGGCACGGTGCGGCTCAGCCTGAGCACCAGTGCAATCAGCTCTGCGCTTCCGATTGACTATCCCCTCGGAGCTGTTGGCACGCCGTCGATCACATTCACTGGCGATCTCAACACCGGCCTTTGGAGCCCTGCAGCAGACACCATTGCTGCATCTACTGGCGGCACAGAAAGACTTCGTATTGATTCCTCAGGCCGCGTAGGGATTGGCACTGCGACAGTTGACGAGCGCCTACATATCGTTGGCAACTTCAAGGGCGTTGATAGCAGTGGGCGCGGCCTTCAGATTATCAACGGAGCTACTCCTTATATCCAGTCGCTTGGTACTTCCAACATCAACGATTTGCAAATACTTGCTCAAACCATCCAGTTTGGCACAGGTACCACCTACAGTACTTCTGAACGCGCCCGCATCGACTCCAGCGGCAGGCTCTTAGTTGGCACGTCTTCTGCGCGTGCAAACTTCTACAATTCAACCATTCCTGCGCTTGTGCAGGCTGAGGAGGCTGGGGCAAACCAAGCTCTTTATTCGCTGGTTTCCAACTCCAACACAGCAAGCGGTCCTGCGCTTGTCCTTGGCAAAACAAGAGGGACCACGGTCGGCTCTACAACAATCATTCAGAACGGTGATTGCATTGGAGAAATTAGCTTCCAGGGCATGGATGGAAGCGAGTTTGTCAACGGCGCTGTAATCAGGGGCGAGATTGACGGAGCGCCCGGAGCGAATGACCTTCCGACAAGATTAGTGTTCTCCACTACCGCCGACGGAGCGAGCAGCCCGACGGAGCGGATGAGGATACGAAGCGATGGAAACATCGGCTTTTTTAATACTCCTGGCATTTATCCCAACACAGATAACGCTGCTGGATGTGGCTTTAGTGGCTTTAGGTGGACAAGTGTTTATGCCGTAAACGGCACCATCCAGACATCTGACGGACGAGAAAAGTCTGAAGTAACCACAGCCTCACTTGGAACTGAGTTTATTAGGGCTCTGCGTCCAGTCTCCTACAAGTGGATTGAAGGTGGACAGCGCGATACAGGTGAGCGAGATGATGACGGTAATTACATTTATGAATCAGTTCCCGGACAACGCACCCATTGGGGCTTCATTGCTCAAGAGGTGAAGGAAGCAGTTGACGCTGCTGGCGTTGACTTTGGTGGCTGGGTGTTGACCGACAAGGATGACCTCGACAGCCAGCAAGCGCTGCGCTACGACCAGTTCATTGCACCTCTGACTAAGGCGCTGCAGGAGGCGTTGACTGAGATCGACGTGCTCAAAGCCAAAGTTGCAGCCCTTGAGGGCGCGTAGCCCTACTCTCTAATGCGCGTACTAGTAGCTTGCGAATACAGCGGAAGGGTTAGAGATGCCTTCCGCTTGCAAGGCCACGATGCCTGGAGTTGCGATCTGCTGCCAACTGAGGTGCCTGGTCCGCATTACCAGCGGCCAGTGCAGGAGGTGCTGCATGAAGGCTGGGACTTGATGGTGGCTCACCCACCCTGCACTGATCTTGCGATCAGTGGTTCACGTCATTTCCCAGCCAAGATTGCAGATGGCAGGCAGCAGGCTGCGCTTGATTTCGTGCGGTTGTTGATGGATGCACCGATTGACCGTTGGTGCATCGAGAACCCTGTCAGCGTGATCAGCTCATCCATCCGTCAGCCAGATCAGATCATCCAGCCGTGGCAGTTCGGTCACGGTGAAGTCAAGGCCACCTGTCTGTGGCTGAAAAACCTCCCACGGTTGAAACCAACCGATTGCGTTGAGGGTCGAGAGGAACGTGTTCACATGATGCCTCCGTCACCTGAGCGTTGGAAGGAACGCAGCCGCACTTACCAAGGCGTGGCCGATGCAATGGGTCAACAATGGGGCGGTCAACCGCTGCCTGATTGCGTGACTCAGCTCGGGCTTGCACCCCTTTTCGCCTTGGCTTGACACGGGTGTAGTGTGGTGGGGCAGCGGTGCGTCAACACCCTGCCCCTGGCCACAGTTCCCTAGAAACCATGACCAACGAAGATTACCCGATTCCATCGGACGACGAGCTGCGAGTCTTCGCCGTTGACTGGTGGCAGCATTTCGGTTTTGTCGCGGATCCACGTCACGAAGAGGCGACGTACATCAACGATGTGATCCATGCAGATCACTTCGCTTCGTTCGCACGTGACCTGCTCGCCAAGTACGCCAAGTACGCCAAGTAGACATTCCCACTGATGAACCTCCAAGAAATCAACAAAGCCTGGAAAGAGCTGCCGCCAGCGGGTTCGCTGGAGCTTTACGCCATCCTTAATTTTAAGGAGCTAGCCGCTTTTCGCAAGCATTGCGATCAGAAGCTGGCCGAGTCTATTTACAAGGCGCAAGCCTCGTAGTCACCTTCACAAATGACACAGTGACACTGACAGTCAGCGAGCTATGGGACGCCTTCCTTGCGGAGCGTTCTATTTCGCTGTGCCCAACCAGCCTGACGTCTGATTACCGTCAAGTCACCAAGTGGCTCAAGCGCTGCCCAGTGCAGGATATCGAACAGGCACGGCAGGTGGTGATCTGGGTGCTTGGGCAAACCCCAGTGCTCACGTCTCGCCGCGTGGCGATGTACACCAAAAGCATGTACAAGTGGGCAGCGCAGGAAGATGTCGCGTATCTGGCACGCAACCCGCTGGCAAGTTTCAAGATGCCAAAGGCGCCGCAGCGGGACATTGACATCATCGTCATCCCGCGCAATGAGGTTGGCTTGGTGCTAGCTGCCCTGGCCGCGAAGTACACCTATTGCAGCGCTGACTGGTCGGCTTATACCGAGTTCATGCTGCAGACCGCCATGCGCACTGGTGAGGTGCGAGCCCTTAAGTGGTCAGACATCAAAGATGGCAAGATTCTTGTTCACAGCAATTGGACCCTGACGCACGGTTACAAAGACAGCACCAAGACCAACAAAAAGCGATGGGTGCCGCTCAACCGCAAATGCCAGGCAATCCTTGACCAGTTACCGCAGGACGGCGAGTTTATCTTCCCCTGGGACCGGCTTGCATTTCAGAGCTACTTCAGGAAAAAGCTGCAGCCGCTCCATGCTGCTGGCCTGATCTCTCATGCTTACCGTCCATACGACTGTCGGCATACGGCAATCAGCCGTTGGATCGAAGCTGGCATCCCGGTGCCGCAGGTTGCAAACTGGGCGGGTAATACGGCTGAGGTGATCTTTAAGCACTACTGCAACACGACTCAGGAATACGAAGTTCCTGAGCTTTGACTTACACTGCTGCTACTGACCACCAATCATGAGCATCACCTACAACTGGGCCATCGCCAACCTAGAACGCGAAGTTTCGGACGGTTACGTCTTTACCGCTCACTGGACGGTGGTGGGCATCTCTGATGACGTTGACCCCGAAGGCAATCCCTACAACTCCGGCGCCTATGGCTCCATGGGCCTGGAGCGTCCTGAGGGCAGCCTGATCCCGTTTGATGAGCTGACGCAGGAGCAAGTGGTTGGCTGGGTCAAGGACAAGTTCGGCCCCGATAAGGTCACCGAGATCGAGGAAGCGCTCGCCGCACGGATCGTTGACCAGCAGTTTCCGACCGTTGAAGCTGGCGTCCCGTGGCAGTAAAAGCAAAAGCTGGTCTAAGCGGCACCGTCCGCAAGGATCCTGTCCCCAAGACAACCAGCCAAGGGCAAGGGCAGCGGTCCAGGCCGCGACGCCGTGGCCGCAAAAAGCTGCGCGGGCAGGGTCGCTAGGCTAGACAGATGAGATGACCGCATACGATGCCGGCGCCAGATGACGTATCGCATGGGGACATTTACCACAAGCTCGGATCCCTAGAAGGCAAGGTCGAGGCGCTGCTGATCAGCATTGGCGAGCGCCGCGACGACATCAACAACGTCTTCAGCCGGTTGCGGCAGGTGGAGCATCGCCTGGCCTGGGGCATGGGTGCAGCGGTGATCATCAGCCTGCTGGTCCCGCATGTGATCGGTGCGATGCAACCCCGCCTCCACATTGGTGCCCCGGTTCAACAGCAGCGCTAGCCTGAGGGAAACGCTACGGACTGATGGACCGGATCGCTGATTATGTGGCGCTGGCGGTGGCGATCCATGGCTTGGCGCTGGTAATCGTCAACCTGACGCCAACGCCCAAGGACAACGCAGCCCTAAGCAATGCCGCCCGTGTGGCCGTGCGCGCGTACCGCGTGATCGAGATCCTGGCCGGTGTCGTCTCGCCCCGCGTCAAGCGATGAGCAACGGCGCACCCATCACCCTCGAGCAGCTGTTTCGGTTCTATCGCAACCTTCCGCATCAGTCCGCCGCGATCGCGCAGCTCGAGCAGGATCTAACCGTGAACGGTTACGCCGCAGCCATGCGCCGCGATCGGCCTTGGTTTAATACTTGGAGCCAAGACGGGAAGCAGGCTGACCTGGGTGCTGCGATCAACCTGATCCAGCAGTTCGAGGGCTGTCATCTCGAGGCATACCCTGACCCGCTGTCAGGTGGCGCCCCTTGGACGATCGGCTGGGGTACGACGCGCTACAGCGACGGCCGCAAAGTGCAGAAGGGCGACAAGATCAACCGCGTCGAAGCGGACATGCTGCTGCGGCAGGAGGTGGATCGGATCGTCGAGAAGCTGCGAGCCACCATCCCGTTCTGGGTGGCGATGGCCGACAACCAGAAGTGTGCGCTGGTGTCGTTCGCCTACAACCTGGGCAGTGGATTTTACGGCTTATCGCCAGAGTTTGAGACGATCAGCCGCGTGCTGCGCGAAAAAGACTGGGCCGCGGTGCCCGAGGCGTTGCTGCTGTACCGCAACCCCGGCACCAATGTCGAGGCCGGCCTCAAGCGCCGCAGGGAGGCCGAGGGCAAGCTATGGAGCGGCACGAAGGCAGAACGCGATCACCCGGTCAAAGTGAGGCCATCGGATCCGTTCGCGACCAGGCTGTCGGCACACTTCACCCTGGGTGAGTTTGCGCTGGGTGATCCGGCGCGGCGCTTTGTTGCTCAGCATCAGGTGGACACTGCAGCCGAGTTGGCGGCGTTCCTCGAGCGGGTGCGGGTCGCCTTTGGCGGGAAGCGGATCACGATCACCTCGGGCTACAGGCCAGCAGCAATCAACCGCCAGGTGGGTGGCGCCAGCGGCAGCGAACATCTTTACGACGCGCCTGGCGTTGGTGCGGTGGACTTTTACGTTGACGGGGCGGACATTAAAGCGGTCCAAGATTGGTGCGTGAAGCACTGGCCGTTCAGCACCGGGCTGGGAGCGCCCAAGGGGTTCGTCCATCTCGGCATCCGCAAGGGCCGCCCGCGGCTCACCTGGCCCTACTAAGCTGCGATCGCTGCAGAAGCGTCTGGCCCGGTGCCGTGAGATCGCCGGGCTTTTTTCATGGATGCCAAAATCGCCGGCGCTTCGGCTGGATCATCTAGTTCGATCAGGCGCCAGGTATCGCAGCCGTGGCGCTCGGCCCAGTGCTGCGCGTGTGCTGCAGTCGGGAACGGCCCGACGTGCCAGGGACCGATGGAGATGGCGTAGGTCATGGGCACCGGCGAGGGGAAATGGATGGGGTCAGGTAACGCCCGACCCCCGAGGCGGCCGACCTGCGTCGTCGGCGGGACTATCTCCGGCCCCTGCATCCGGCTTATGGGTGATGGTCAGCCTTCGTCGCTGACAGGACTAACTCCGGGCCATGCATCCGGCTTGTGGCTGAAAACAATATACACCGTGCGCAGCGTTATCGGGGTTGATCCGGTCGCAGCGGTTACCGTTGGCCAAGCAGCAGCCAGCCCATGCGGGCGTTCCTGATCGAGATCACCGCGAAGGTGGTGCTCCGCTCCGACACTGACCCCGACGAGCTGCCAGCCAACCTCTACAGCCGCCTTTCGGAACACTTCGGCAACGACGACGACATCCTCGATCTTTGCATCGAGGCGATGCCCCTGCCGCTTGATCTCAGTGGACAAGGCGCACATTGATGAGACGCGGCTGGTCACAAGGCGCCACGCGCGCGATCAGATCCATCTGGCATGGGACTATCGCTGCGCCTACTGCGACGATCCGCTTGGGCGATCGCCCACTCTGGACCATGTCATCCCCAAGGTCCATGGCGGCCTGACCGTCCGCGAGAACCTGATCAGCTGCTGCCTTAGCTGCAACAGCCGCAAGGGCCACAAGGCGTGGCTCGACTGGTATCGCCAGCAAGAGTTCTGGTCAGCATCCCGTGAGTGGGCCATCGCCATGTGGGTGGCGGGTGAAAACTAGGGCAGGATCTTCTTCAGCAGGCAGATCACCAGCGCGCAGATCACCCAGTACATCACCGCCAGGTAGGCAATCACGGCAAGACTGCTCATCGGGCCAGCAGATGATCAAGGTACAGCTCAGCCTGCCAGAGGTCGCTTGAGTATCGGCACATGCCGTGCGCGCAGCTGCGGTAGTACAGCTCTCCGCCGCCAGCAGGTTCCAGCGTTTCGATCCAGCCGCCGTCGCGATCCATGCGGCTCACGCAAACCGGCTCACTCATGGCGGCGAATCCAGTCCTTCAGGCTGATCACATACTGACGCAGGTCTTGGGCCCGCTCGAGGTGCCACCGGTCACCCGTCGCGAAATACAGACCGTTATGCCGGTCGATCGCGTGCAGCAGATCACGGATCAACGGGCACCACGGCTCACGGGTTGGCGTCAACCATTCGCGCGGCATGGTTCACCGATCAGGCGTGAACATGGCGCAGCGTGCCGCAAATCGACCGCCAGTCTGCCGCGCTTCAGGAAACTGCAGGTTGCAGCGATTCCGCGTCGCTTCCCATTGCACGCAGTCCCAACACATCGGCACCGCCCCGGCTGGTCGGATGTTGGCGCACGCCATCTGATAGATGGACTGCGCACGCAGCATCGCATCCTGCAGCCGGATGGCGCCGGTGTCGGCTTCGAGCTGATGCTCAGGCTTGGGCCCTAACACCACACGCGCGTGCCAGGTACGGTCGGCGCGATCGCAGAAGAGAAGCAACCGGCCGCCGTAGAACGTGATCATTCCGGCTCGCCGTAGCTGGGCGCGTGATACAACCGCTCAAGCAGCATCGAGGCCGGTTCACCGTCGCCGCTCATGATGGCCCGCGCTACCGGATCCGATTGATCCGCTGCGACGAACACTTCAAGGGCGTCATGCTCCTTCACCATCACCAAGCTGGTGCGAGGGCTGCGGACCAGCATCGCGACCGCCAGCCGCTCGAGGAAGGTCAGACCTGGCAGGTGGTGGTCGTTCATTGGCTCATGGTGCCAAGCAAACGGGTTAGGTACCACTGGGCCTTCATTAAGGATTCCTTGCCTCCTTTGTGCCGTTCACGCCAGGCGTACTTCATCAAGTTCCCCTTACAAAACCCGCGGAACTCCTCAGCCGTTAGCGCCGCTTGGATCGCGTCGATGCATTCAATCTCGCCCTGCCGGTAGTGGCCGGGCTGGTTGACGGGATCAGACATTGAACTGCCTCGAGGCGGTGGCAAGCTGGTCGTTGTTGTAGTGGCCAGTGACGGCATAGCTAACTGCTGGCCGCTGACTCATGCGGAAGAACACCATCTGGCCAATCTTCAGACCGGGCCAGATCGGCAGCGATTGCAGCTGGCGCGCGTTCTTCAGCTCAAGCGTGAGCGTGCTGTCATGCCAGCCAGGATCGGCATATCCAGCGTGCAGGTTCTCATAGCCCTCCCTGGCGCGGCTCGACTTCAGAAAGAACAGGCCGGCCACATCTTCGGGCATGTTGAAGGTCTCGACCGTTTGGGCCAGTACAAACTGACCAGGCACCAACTGATAAGGATGCTCTGGCGTGTACCGGCTGATCTCGAGCGGGATCATCTGGTGGTTCTGGACCGATTCAAGCATGATCAGGTTGCCAAGCCGCAGGTCCAAGCTGGCTGGATTGATCAGGTCTGGGTCATGGCCCTGCACCATCCCTTGAGTGGCGATCAGGTCTTCGATTTCGGTGTCGGAGAGAATCATGGTTTGGTGGTAGCGCGTCTGACGCGGCTCATGGCGTCAGACTTGAACTGTTGACAGGCATCTTCAAGGTCCTGCGCCAGCACAGCGGCTGAGCGGAGCATGGTGGCCAGCTTCACCGGCTTAAGGTCGCGCTCGGTCGCGTAACGGATCGCCTGCCGAAAACCTTGGCTGATGTTGCCGCCGCCAAGTTTGCGGGCAGCTTCGATCTCCTCGCGGCTCATGCGGATGTTGACCGTGAAGTTGCGACCGCGCTGCGTTGGTATGCGCGGGCTAGGCATTGCCCCACTTGCCAAGCAAGAACTGCCGGCACACATGGATGCACTGCTGCGCGTGTTTGTCAGCCAGATGGCTCTCGGTTTCGCCAATCGCCAGCACACACGCGGCATGGAGTTCGGCGTAATCGGTGTCGCGGAAGTTGGCGCCCAGGTCCATGCTGAACTCCTCCCACAGGCCGGTATAGGTGCAGCAGGTGCGGCCACTGGCTTGGTAAAGCGCCTCGAGCATGTCGGCGCGTTGCTGATCGAGTTGAACCCGGTTCATTGGTGTGGGTGCATGGCTTGGCGGATCGTAAGCAGTTCTTCCCGGCGTGCCGAGATGTGCGGGTGACTGGGCAGCCCAGCCAGCTGGTCGAGCCGTGCATCGATCAAGGCGCACAGCCGCAGCCGTTCTTCGACCTGGCCGGCGTTGAACATGCCCGAATCGCTGATGAGCGCTTCAAGTTTGGCGCGAATGTGGTCGGTCATCGCAGGCTCGGGTTCCGCTCTGCAGCGGTCAGTGATGGGTGGTCATCGTCATCGTCTTCCCAGTCGGGCTGAAGCAGCACGCTCAGCACCTGCTGGCCTGGGTACAGCTCCATCGCGCTCAGCGCAGCGGTGGCCGCGTTCGGTGCCAGCAGCTCAACCTGATCGATCGCGAGGGTGACGCGGTAGCAGTTCATGCCACCTCCACCTCAGAGCCGGGCCAGCGAGCCTGCGCGTATTTGATCGCGTGCCGTTTCGTCTCGGCGCGGGTGATCCATGTCATCGGCTGAGAGCCGGGCTTGAACACCAGCAGCCTGAACTCGCGTGTCCGGGCCTTGGGCTTCGGGCGGCTGATGCCGTCGCCGTAGCGGCCCTGCTGCTGGTCATCCCACTGAAGGCAGACGTTATCCATCGATGGTGCGGGCGATGTGTTGCGGGTCGATCCATTCCATCTCGTCCCAGAACGGCAACCAGTCAGTGGCTGCTTTGGCCTTGGCATCCGTCAGGCTGTACGCCCAGATGCATTCGATCACGTTGGCGTCGCGGATAGTGAAGTAAAAGCGGCGCAGCTCAGGGGCGTCAGTCATGGCTTCAACCCCGGATGGCACGCAGGGTGTTGGTGGTGGGCCAGCGTGGCCTGATCGCGGCCGGCAGCGATGCCGATGCCGTAGAGCATGAACATCAGCACAAGCAGGCCGACGCGATTCCAGAAGCGGTTGGTGATCATGATGCGAGCGCCCGGCGGACGCGGTAGCGGGTGAGGTTGAGGCGATCTGCGATCTGCTGCTGGGTGAGACCAGCGCGACGCAGGATGAGAACACGGCGATCGGTGGAAGCCGTCAGCCAGTCGATCAGAGCGACCAGCACTAGCAGCGGCAGGATCAGCTTCCAGATCACCAGAGCAGTGGCGGTGAACATGGCGTGGTGGGGTGGGTGAAGAGCCCCGGAGGGCTCAGACGACGGCAACCAGGCGGTCCTTGCCCATGCGCTTCTCCCAAGTGGTGCCGTCGTTGTTGGCGAATTGTGCGATCACCTGAGCCTTTGTCTCCTTGACAAAACCAACGAAGGCGTGGGTGTAACCAAAGTTCCAAATAGTCACGTCGCCGGCTTGAAGCTGACCGGCGGGTTTGCCTTTGCAGCGGCCGACGGACTGGATCTGAACGGTGGCGGTGGTCATGGTTGGCGGGGTGGGTAGTGGCCTCGTCGGCCGTGCACACAGTATGGGACACCGCCGGCAGTGCACGCTAGGGGGCTGTAACAGTTCTTAATCCGGCGAGTCGGCAAGGCCGCCTGGCGTCACCTCAGCAGCAAGCTCCACCGGCACCCGCAACACTGGCTTGTTCATGTGATCGTGGCTGTAACCGATGGCGTACCGGCTCACTGGCAGCTCGACCGTGAACCACACATGCTTGCACTGGCGGCATTGCCGTTTACGCACCGTCTGGTTCTCATACACGTTGTTGGTGATCACCGCATAGAAGCGGCCGGCACCGCATTGGGGGCATTTCATGGGCAACATGGGGCAACTGCCCCGATTCGATGGACTTCGGAAAATGGCTGCAAGTCGAGATCGCCCCTGAGAAGCTGTTCAAGCTGGAAGGCGACTGCCGGATGCTTGAAGCCAATGGCAAAGCCGGGCAGCTTGCCGCCCAGCTCCTTAGGCAGACCTACCGCCAGCAGGAAATGCTCCAGGCGGCGGTCCATGAGATCGCACGCCTGGAGCTGATGCTGCTGCATCAGAACACGTCAGCCTGAACCACCACGCCACCAGTGGCAGCCGCCAGGCTCTCAGCCGCAGCAGGTGCCGACTCCTCGATCGCCTTTTGCGTCTTGTAGTCGGGCTCGATCGCCATCGATACATAGGCATCGCCGCCGCTGGCAGGTTCCTTCCGCCAGCCGCTGATCCGCATCGGGATCTGATCGCGTTCGTTCGGCTTTGCATCCATCAAGTACTTAGCCATCGCATACGCCTGATCGGCCGGCACGCTGATTACGCCGTCATACATCGGATAGTTCTTGGACGGGTCGAACCGATCCTTCAGCCGCGCGCGCAGCTTTTCCTCGGTGTTTCTGAACAATGCGCCGTTTGCTTTGAAGGTCATGGGTTAGTCGTGAGTGATGGTGTTGGCCTGTTCGTAACGCTCCACCTCGGCCAATGGGTAGAGCACGCGCCCTTCGATGCGCGCATAGGCTGGCCCAGTTGCCTGCCGGCGCCACCTAAGCAGCGTCTGCCGGTGAACTTGCCATCGTGCAGCCAACTGCACATCAGTCAAAAAATCAGAAGAGTTCATCAGTCACCACCTCCACGGGTTCGGGCTCAGGCTGAGCGATCGCAGCGTTCAACTGATCCAGGCTGGTCTTCGGCAATTCAGGCTTGACCGTCACCGGCTCAATGTCAACTACTTCCTCCTGCGTCTGGATGCCGACCAACAACTCAGGGATGTAAAGCCGCCCCCAGAAAGCCGCGGCCCTGTACCTGATCATCAGATCCGGCATGGTCTGCCACTTGCTGCCTGATTTCGTTGCCCATCCTTCCTTCTTGGCCATCGCCATCGTGACGGTTGGCCCGCGCAAATCTTTGCCACTGGCCAGCTCGGTGGCGACACAGGTGCAGGCCAAAGAGTCGCCCTGACCTGTCACCTCATACTGCAGCGGGCTGAAGCGGCCGCAGCCGTTGATCAGGCCGATGATGAACTGGCTGCTCCACGATGGGCGCCCATGGATGATGTGCAGGTTCTGCATCACCTGGAAGGGTGACATCCGCATCCGGTTCGCAATCTCAAGCGCAACCAGGCAATTGGCGAACCCTTGCTGTCCTTGAAATTGCGGCGGGATCAACGTGCTGCTAGCCAATGCCTTGGCGATCCGTTGAGCGTCCTCGAAGGCTTGAATGCCCGAGAACACCGAACCTGCTGGCTGGGTGGTGATCGCTGTGGATTCGGTCATGATCAGTAGGTTTCGATTTCAGTGGGTGGTTGCATCGTCGATCCATCCGGCCGCGGCAGCATCCATGGCGGCAGGCTGATCGGCTCGATCTGGTCGCTGTAACCAGGCCAGACGTTGCCAGCCTTGCAAGTGGCAAGCACATCCAGATCGCGGGCAGCAGTCTCGGCGCCGATCGTCACCATTACCGGCGACGCGGCATAAACCGCCACGCAATAGGGCGGACGCTTTTCAACGCAGATAAACAAGAACTGATCAGGCCGGTGGCCGGTGGCGTGCTCGATGCCGTCCAGATACCAGCTGGCTTGGACGTGATACCGATAAGCGCCGATCGACTTGCGAAACCCTTCGGGGCTGGCATCCTCGGTCGTCTTCAGGTCAACGATCAGGTTGCCGTCATTGGTCAGCCAGTCAGGGCGGCACTTGCACTCCAGACCCGTCGCCTGATCGATCCACATGTGGGTGGTCTCCGCCTTGCCCTGCCAATGAAGCAGCGCCGCTGCTGCTGGATGCGACCACACAGCTTCAGCCATGCGGCTGATCTGCGCGCGATCGTCGGCCGCGATCAGCTCACGGCCGCCAGCCTCAGCCTCGAACTCTGCCAAGGCTTCTTTGCCCGCCTTGGTGCGGCGATCGACCTGCGGCGCCGTGACGTAACGGCTTTCGAATTGATCCTGCTCGAGCACCAGCGTGTGGAGCGCGGTGCCGATCCGCATCGCGGCGGTCGGCTCTGGCACCTCCCGCTTTGGGTCGAGATAGCGCGCCCAGTAGTGCAGCGGGCTGCGGGCCACCAGGTCGAGGTGCGACTTGCTGACCGCTGGGTGGGCGTGATAGGTGGCGTTGTCCATGGCGTGACGCAACAGACGACATCCTATAGCATCAGCACACACGCGGCAACAGCTTGAACCTCCGCCCCTACCAGCAGCGCGCAATCGATGACCTGCGTGCTGCATTCCGTCAAGGCGCGCGCGCGCCCCTGCTTGTGGCTCCAACTGGGGCAGGCAAGACCGTCATCTTGGCCGCTATCACCGCCAGCGCCACAGCCCGCGGCCGCAAGGTGCTCATCCTTGTGCATCGCCGTGAGCTGATCCATCAGGCAAGCAGCAAACTCACAGCCGCCGGCGTCGAGCACGGCATCATCGCCGCTGGCATCGAGCCATCGCAGCAGGCGGTGCAGGTTGCATCCGTGCAGACGCTCGTCCGCCGGCTCGCCACCACCGACTGGGAGCCGTGCCTGATCATCATCGACGAAGCACACCACGCCGCCGCTGGCTCGTGGTCCAGCATTTTGAGCCACTGGCCTGGTGCGTTGCGCCTGGGCGTCACTGCCACACCATGCCGCCTTGATGGCCGCGGCTTTGGCGACACCTTCGACGCACTCATCGAAGGCCCATCGGTCCAGATGCTCACCTCGGCCGGCTACTTGTCACCCGCGCGGATCTTTGCGCCGCCCATCGTGGCCGATCTGTCCCAGCTTCGCCGCCGTGCTGGTGATTACGCCATCGACCAAGCTGCAGACGCCATGACCCGGCCAACAGTCACCGGCGACGCGATCAGCCACTACCAACGCCTCGCGGAGGCACAGCAGGCGATCGCGTTCTGCTGCAATGTCAACCACGCCGTCTCAGTTCGAGACTTATTTGAGACGGCAGGGATCAGTGCAGCGCTGCTGCTGGGCGGGACAGCCGATCGGGATGCCGTGGTTGCTGCGTTTGCAGCTGGCACCATCCGCGTGCTGGTGACGGTCGACGTCGTCTCAGAGGGCTTCGACATCCCCGCCGCCAGCGTTGCCATCCTGCTCAGGCCCACCCAGTCGCTCGGCTTATACCTGCAGCAGGTCGGTCGCGTGCTGCGGCCAGCACCAGGCAAGGATGCCGCGATCATCCTTGATCACGTCGGCAACGTGACCCGGCACGGCTTTCCCGATGACATCCGCCAGTGGTCGCTCGAGCATGGCGCCAAGCGCGCAGGTGGCAACGAGCAAGCGCCATCAGTGCGGACATGTTCGCAATGCTTCGCGGCATTCAAGCCGGCACCAATCTGTCCATGCTGTGGCTTTAACTGTGTGCCTGATACCCACGAAATCCGCGTGGTAGACGGGGAATTAGTAGAAGTCGAAAAACCATGGAAACCTCGCCTAGGAGAAGAAGTGATATGTAATCTTTTTAGACAACGATATTACTTTGCAGGTATAACCTCAACAGGTCAAGCAAGGTTGTCGTTAGATCGCCTTTTTGCTGAAAAAGGAGAGTGTTCAATTCTTGAGGCAAAATCAGTGATAGACAGGCTTGGGCATTTTGCAATTGTTAACGCAGACTTAGAAACATTGGAGCAAGTTGAACCAAGCCATGTGCTAAAAGCCGCTCGCCGCGAGCAAGGCAAGGCGCAGACGCTGCAGCAGCTGATCCATCTTGGCCAGCAACGTGGCATGAAAAACCCCGTAGCGTGGGCCAAGCATGTGCTTTATGCCAGGTCGCTGAAGGATGGCCAACGCCGAAACCACCCTGCAGCAGCAGATACGCCTGGCGGTCGGTTCCCGAACTGACCTGCGCCTGTTCCGCAATCAGGTGGGCAGCCTGCCTGACCCGCGCACCGGCAGGCTGGTGACGTTCGGCCTTGCCCGTGGTTCTGCTGATCTGATCGGCTGGCGCACGGTGGTGGTGACCCCTGAGATGGTCGGCCAGCGCATCGCCGTGTTCACCAGCATCGAGGTCAAGACTCCCACCGGCCGGCTCAGACCAGAGCAGCAGGCCTGGCTGGGCGTGGTGCGCGGGGCTGGTGGGGTGGCTGGGGTGGTGCGTTCTGTTGAAGATGCGCTCAATCTGATGGACCTGGCCCCATAATGCAGCTGCACAAAAAGATGGCCGGCGGTGCTGCACACACCCCGGCCGCGGCTCACAGCCCTTACCTGCAAGCACCATGAATCTACAGAAAAGCCCTGACTTTGACGCCATTCGTGCGTTCATGAAAGTCATTGGCAAGCCGACTGGGACGGCGCGTCTGCGCGGGTTCTTTCCTGCTGGTCATCCCGCTAAGGGCAACGATGCCGGCCGAAAAGCGCCCCCTTCACGATCCGTCGTTGAGCAGTGGCAGTCCGAAGGCCGCGGCGTGTATGTCGTCATCAACGACGGCGGCGACACCGATGCCGACATCACAGCCTGTCGTGCGTTCTTCTGCGAATGGGACGATCGCCCAAAGGAATGGCAGCTGACCGCCTGGCGTGACTTGGGCCTGCCGCAGCCGACCATGCAGGTCGATACCGGCGGCAAGTCGATTCACAACTACTGGGTGCTCGAAAGCCCCATCAGCCCGCAGCACTGGCGCATCATCCAGAAACGACTGCTCGAGCACGCGGATGCCGATCGCGCGCTCAAGAACCCCAGCCGTGTCATGCGGCTGCCCGGCACCTACCACGTCTGCGCAGATGGCACCCTCGGCAACCAGGCCACGATCGTCCAACTGACCGAGCAGCTTTACACCGTCGAGCAGATCGAGAGCTGCCTGCCTGAACCCGAACCACCGCCCCTGGCCCCCACGTTCGCCCCGCTGGCGGCGTCCGATGCCATCGCGCTGCATGAACTGCTGCCGCGGGACCTGCAGCAGCTGGTAGAGACCGGCACCGGCGAGGGCAGCCGCAACCATGACTGCTTCCGCGTCGCTGCCGTAGCGCTCGCCATTGACGAGGCCGCCCGAGCAGCTGGTCTCACCGTGTCCGGCACGCCCGAGCAGGTGGTGCTTGATTTCGCCTCCCGCTGCTCGCCAGCGCTGCCGCAGCAAGAAGCGCTCACCTGCTACGGATCCGCAGCCGAACAGTCGCGCGTGGCTGACAAGGGCTGGCCGGAGCGCCTCCGCTATCACCTGAACCGCCAAGCGCGCGAGCAGCGCCGCCAGCAGCCCGCCAAACCAGCACCAGCACCAGACGCGCAGCAGCCGCAGACCGTCGAGGTCACCGAAGCGCTGCAGCTGTTCCTCGACAGCAAAAATGCCGACTACCTGCCACTGGTCGAGGTGGCCGTGTTCGGCCTGCCCCAGACCCGCTGGATCTGCACCGACGACACCCTTCACCGCTGGAACGGCACGCACTATGAGCCCGTGCCCGATGAGCAGATCACCCCGCTGCTCGCGTACTTTCTCCAGCAGCTGCACACCACCGAACGGAAAGACGGCGAGCCGATCCACCCATGGGGCCGGCCGCGATACATCGCCGAGGCGCTCGCATGGATGCGCGCCAAGCTCGGCGCCACCGATGTCAACCCCAACAACGCGATCAACTGCCAGAACGGCGTGGTCAGCTGGACATGGGACGGCAGCAAGTTTCAGCTGCAGTTCAGCCCGCATCACCCCGATCACGCCTTCACCTACGTCACTAGCTACGCCTTCGACCCCGAAGCCGACCCGGCGCACATGATCCGGCTGCTCGAGGCCGTCGAGCCGCATGACCGTGACACCCTGCAGCGCATCCTCGGCTCAGGGCTTGACCTAGCCAAATACCGCGCCGTCCGTGGTCGGCCACGCGCGCTGCTGATGATCGGCTCCGGCTCAAACGGCAAAGACACCATCCGCACAGCCCTGCGCGACACCCTCGGCGCTCGCAACTTCAGCTCATGCACCCTGGCCGATTTTCGCCAGTACGACCAAGGCCGAAAGTTCCCGATCGCCCCGCTCCGAGATGCCTCGATCAACTGGTCATCCGAGAACAGCCAGTTCGTGCACATCGACAGCCTGCAGGCGCTCAAGGGCGCCATCTCCGGCGAGGAGCTGGCCTGGGAGGTCAAGGGCATCCAGGAGGCCAACTTTGTCCCGAACTGCCTGTTCGTGTTCAACCTCAACAAAGAACCATCCCTCACCGGCGAGCAGGCCGCCATCGAGACCCGGTTCCACGTGTTCCAGTTCACTCGCACCTATGTCTCGCATCCCAAGAAGGCCGGCCAGCTGCAGGCCGATCCGCGGCTCAAAGATGACCCCGCGTTCATCCGTCGGCACATCTGCCCCGCGTTCCTGAACTGGCTGCTTGAAGGCCTCCAGTTATCCATTGAGCAGGGCATCGACTACGACACCGGCATCGAGGCCATGCGGCAGGTTCGTCGCAAGGGAAGTCACCTCTGGGACTTCTGCGACGAAGTCGGCCTCGAGTGGCAGCCCGATGCCAAAACCCCTCTGCTTACCGTCTGGTCGCGACTATGCGACTGGTACGAGTCCGAGGGCTTCAAGGATGGCCATGGGCGCTGGGTCATCGACACGCCCAACGATCCCCCAGTCAAGGCGTCGAGGCTGCTGATCCAGCGCCTCAGCCACGTGTTCCCCGAGCTGAAGGTTGAGAAGGATGCGAAGGCAAGATCGACGCAGCTGGTCGGGGTGCGTTTGCCTCCAACGTTCGGGTGACCGATTTTCGAAGGCAACTTGCCTTCGATCGTGGGCAAGGGCGGAGGCAAATCGGAGCCAAAAGCCCTTGCAATTACTACCTGAAGCCTAATACCCCTACATCAGATCATTAAAAATAAATTAGGGCTATAGGCGGGGGTAACGCTACGTGTGTAGAAACAGGGTGGCATTTTGGGTGTTTTGCCTTCGCCCCCGCCAAGACTGGGGTTTTGCCTCCGCCTTGCCTCCGACCCCCTAGATTGCCTTCGTCCAGCCCTTACCGGACCCGTTTATGAACCTCAGCCAACACTTCGAACCCACGGCCCTTATGTGGGCAACTCACGCCGTCAAGCAAGCTCAGGAGCGCTTCCCGCGGATCTGCCCCAACGGCCTCGACTGGTACACACCTGGCAAGCCTGAAGCCTGGGCTGATGCCGACTACGCCATGGTCTGCCTCTGCCGCTGGTACCTGAACCTTGCGGAGCCGATCAAAACCCCCGCCATCAGCTCCTACAGCCTTAAACACCGCATCGAGAATCACTTCACCGTTAACGGCGAGGGAAGCTACGTCCATAACGGTTCCTGCATCGTTGCTGCCATGGCCCTTGGCTTCCCGATTAAGGTCACCCAGTTCAACCGGCTGATCTGCAGTATTGGCATCAGCCGCCGCAGTATCACAAAACTGCAGGGGTACCGTGAAGAAGTGACTGAACACCTGTTGCATCGGTAAACTGCCCCCGTGGGTGGAGCCATGCTCCTGCTGGCCCGGCGAGT